GAGGATTATTGATGCAGGTCATCAATGTGCACCTGAACAAGCTAAGGTGGGTGGAGGTGAAGCAGGTAAATATGATACTAAAAAAAAGAGTGACAACCATATCTTGGATACCTTTTGATAAACTACCACAGATGTATAAAGTTATTGAGAATCAATTATCTATTGTAAACTTAAATCATTTTTATTTTGATGGTGTAAGACTTACTGAGCCTGCACAGTTTACTGTGTATCCTAAAAAAGGTTTTTATGATTGGCACATGGATCTTAACGCTTTTGGTCAAAATGGAGAGAACCCAATTAGAAAAATATCTATGACTTGTTTATTATCAGATCCATCAGAGTTTACAGGCGGTGATCTTTTATTTTCAGAGATGGGTGATCAAAAACCACTAGCCTTGAAACAAGGACAAGCCATATTCTTTGCATCATTTTTAAGACACAAAGTTGCACCGGTTAAAAAAGGGGTTAGAAAATCTTTAGTGATGTGGTTTGGAGGACCACCGTTTAAATGAGCCAACTTAAAAGAAAGATATTATTTCCAACTGCTGTTTATTTTAAAGATATACCTAACGCTAAAGAACTTAATAAATATTTATTTAAAGAAATAAAGAAGTGGCGTAAAGCAGATCCTGAAGGAGAAAAGAAAACTAACTCTGGTTTTGGCTGGCACAGCAAAACAGATATGGATAAGCGAAAAGAATATAAACCTCTTATTGATGAGTTATTTAAAATGGCTTATGAATGTAATCAAGATTTTGGTGTTACAGGTAAATTAGGACTGGGTAATATGTGGGCTAATATTAATCCTACTTATAGTTACAACAAAACACATACTCACCCTAACTCGATGTGGTCAGGTGTATACTATATCAAGGTACCTAAGAATTCAGGCAAACTATTTTTAGAAGACCCTAGACCAGGACCTAACACGCATATGCCTAGAAGAGTAGACAATCTACCTGAACAATTATGGAGAGTCTGTGCTTATGAACCACTAGAAGGACGTATGATCTTTTTTCCATCTTGGCTTCCTCATGGTGTTGATATAAATATGAATACAGACAAAGGTGAAAAGAACTGGAGAATATCTGTATCTTATAATTTTATACAAATATGAGTTTTAAAAAAAATAAATATCAAGTTATTCGTGGTGCTATATCAAAAGAAATAGCAGACGTAGCTTATAGGTATTTACAAATATCAGCTGAAGCAGATCACTGGATGTTAAACAATGGTGTAACTCATGCTGGCAATAAACTTGTAGGTAATTTTAAAGACCCACAAGTTCCAAACTCTTACGCTAAATATAGTGATAGGTTAATGGAAACATTGCTAGTTAAAACCATAGCTGTGATGCAGAAGAAGACAGGACTTAAACTAGTACCAACTTATTCTTACACAAGACTTTATAGAACAGGTAATATTTTAAAAAGACACAAAGATAGACCTAGCTGTGAGATATCGACTACACTAAACCTAGGTGGAGATGCATGGCCTATATTTATCGATCCTACGGGGTCTGACAACGTCATAGACGAGTATAAGAACGTACATAAACCTGGAGCACCCAAAGGTATAAAAGTGGACTTAAAACCAGGAGATATGCTTATTTACTCTGGTTGTGAGTTAGAGCACTGGAGAGAGCCTTTTCAAGGTGAATTATGTGGTCAAGTATTTTTGCACTATAATCATGCAGATGGACAGTTTGCAAAGTCTAATTTGTATGATAAAAGACCTATGCTAGGAATAGTCAAATAACGTTGAACATCAACGCAATCTAATATAATCTGGAGATCTATGCTACAAAAGATAGGGTTTGCACCTGGTATAAATAAACAAATTACAGCAACAACAGCTGAAGGACAGTGGATAGACTGTGATAACGTTCGTTTTAGATATCAAACACCTGAGAAGATAGGAGGTTGGAAACAACTAGGGGCAGATAATATTACTGGTGCAGCAAGAGCACTACATCAATTTACAAATAGTGTTGGTCGAAAGTATTCTATTATAGGATCTAACAGAATTTTATATGCTTATTCAGGCGGTGTGTTTTACGACATACATCCTATCAAATCTACAAACACTTTATCAAATGCATTTAGCACAACTAACGGATCAGCAACCGTTACTATAAACTTTTCTACAGATCACGGTATACAAGCAGGAGATATAGTCTTACTAGATAATTTTTCATCTATTACTAATTCTAATTTTAGTGCATCTGATTTTGATGACATAAGATTTATGGCTACAACAGTGCCATCATCAAATACAATAACAATTACAATGCCATCAGCAGAATCAGGATCTGGCGCTTCTGAATCTGGTGGTATTAGAGTTAAACATTATTATCATGTAGGGCCTGATGTGCAATCACAAGGTTTTGGTTGGTCTCTTGGTTCTTGGGGTGGACAAGAGGTAGGAGCTTTTACAACTGTTTTATCAGCAGACATATCAGCTGCTGCTACAAGTATAACACTAAACGATGCATCACAGTTTCCATCATCAGGTACAAACTTTATACAAATAGGGTCGGAAGAAATATCTTACACAGGTATATCTACAAATACATTAACAGGTGTAACTAGAGGTGTAAGAAACACAACAGCGGCTGCACACACGGCAGGAGCCACCATTACAAACACATCTAGTTTCGTAGCATGGGGTGAAGCAGCATCAGGAGATTTAATTGTAGATCCTGGTATGTGGTCTATTGATAACTTTGGTGACAAAGCTATTTGTTTAATTGTAGATGGTGAAGTATTTGAATGGAACTCTGCAGCTACAGATGCAACAAACTCTAGAGCTACAATTATATCTAATGCACCCACAGCATCAAGACACATGCTCGTATCCACACCGGATAGACACTTAGTGTTTTTTGGGACAGAAACAACGATTGGTACAAAGTCCACACAAGATGATATGTTTATTAGATTCTCTGCTGTTGAGGATATTACAACTTATACACCTACAGCAACCAATGACGCTGGCACACAAAGACTGGCTGACGGATCACGGATCATGGGAGCTATTAGAGGTAGAGATGCAATCTATGTTTACACAGATACAGCATTGTTCTTAATGCGTTTTGTTGGACAACCTTTTACATTCTCGTTTGTACAAGCAGGAACAAACTGTGGATTAGCTGGTAAGAATGCAGCGGTAGAAGTAGACGGTGCTGCATACTGGTTCTCAGAAAATGGTTTCTTTAAATATGCAGGTGCTCTTGAATCACTACCATGTTTAGTAGAGGACCATGTATACGATGATATTAATCTAGACTCTGGTAATCAAATGATTGCAGCAGGATTAAATAATTTGTTTGGTGAGATTATGTGGTTCTATCCATCAGCAAACTCATCTGTTGTAAATAAAATGGTTTGTTATAATTACTTTGACTCTTCACCACAAAGACCCATATGGACTGTGGGCACACTAGCTAGAACAGCATGGGCTGACTCTGCTGTATTTGGTAGCCCGCATGCATTAGAGTATGATGCAGATGGTGTTGAAGGTGCTACGTCGTCTACGTATGTGCAGGGTAATACAGATGGTATTACAACATACTATCAACACGAAACAGGAACTGACCAAGTTAAAGGTGGCACAGTTACGGCAATTACAGCCAACATTACATCAGGAGACTTTGACATCACGCAAAGAGTACAAAGAGGCACAACCTCTGCTATACCTGATTTAAGAGGTGATGGTGAGTTTATGATGAAGATAAGAAGATTTATACCTGATTTTATTTCACAAACGGGTGCAACAAGAGTAACTTTAAACTTAAGAAATTTTCCAAATGATACAGCTTCTAGTTCATCTCTTGGTCCTTTTGATGTTACATCAAGCACACAGAAGGTAGACACTAGAGCTAGAGCAAGAGCTATTGCACTTAAAATAGAAAACACTAGCTCGGCACAAGACTGGAAGTTAGGAACATTTAGATTAGATATACAAGCGGATGGTAGAAGATAATGGCAAAGATAGTACAAGTATTAACAAGACCTAGTAAGGTATACAAACAAGAAGTGGCTGACGCGCAAGTTAGAGACCTTGACGGTATTGTACAAAAATTAAATACAACATATCAACAAGAATTAAAGGATGAAGTAGAAGCACAAAACTTCTTTTTAAATTAATGGCAAATAGTTTTATTAACAAAAAAGCAGATCTAACAACCACAGATCTAACGACTTTGTACACAGTCCCAGATTTTAAAACATCTGTGGTAAAATCTGTTTTGGTATCTGAAGATGCAGGATCAGGAGCCAATATAACAGTGACGTTGGTGGATTCATCGTCAAACATATTTAGTTTATTTAAGACAAAAGCTATATCTTCAAATGCCACAACAGAGCTACTTACACAACCTCTTGTTATGGAGGCTGGTGAGGCTTTGAAGGTCCAAGCTAGTGACGCAAACGAATTGCATGTTATAGCTTCAATATTAGAAATAGAACCAAGAGAGGTGGTATCGTAATGCAAACAATAAAACCAGAGAAGATAATAACAACCATATCTAACCTTAAGACAGGTGAGGTATACAAGACAGAGGACGAATGGAAGGCAAAAGGCGTGCCGGAAGCAGAGATTAGAAGAGACGTTAAAGTAATCATGCCTTCGCTTGATTTGTTCCCTAAAACCAAGTAGTGTGGAAAAATGGCGATAAATAGATCAAAGATAGCAAGACAATTACTGGCACAAGGTGGGGTATCATTAAATGATGCACAGATGATGGCTCCTGATGGGGAGTTTCTTGCTTACATAAATCCAAAAGAAGCAGGCATATTAAAAGCCATGGGTGGATCAGGAAAGATGACGCCTATGGGTATACCAAGTTTTACAGAAGATGAAGAGGATACAGGAGATGTATCAAATCCAGGCGGTGGATTTTCTGGAGACACATCTTCACCAGGAGATGACCAAGAAGATGATACCGCTAGAATGATGCAAGACATGGGACTTACAGGTCCAGGTTTTACGAGTAGAGGTGGACCTACAGACGATAGTGACGATGGTCCAGGTTTTTTTCAAAGAATGGCAAATAGAGGTAAAAGAGGTTTTGTTAATAGAAATATGATGTCAACTAGAGATGCAATATTATCTTTAAGTCCGTTTGGACCTAGAAGAGACATGAATCTTTTTGACGTGTATCAACAAATGAATACACAAGGAGGTTTGTTTGCTGAAGGTCTTACAGGAACTAATTTAAACATGGATAGAGCTAAAGCAACTTTTGATAAACTAGAAGATTTAGGTATTGATGTAACACAAGATATTGGACCTCAACTAGATAAAGTATCTACAACTGATTTTAGAAGTGCTTTTGGTTTAGATAGACCTACATCAGTTGGTGATAGCACACCAGTATTACCTAGGTTACCTAGAGTAGCACAAGTGCCATCAGATGTAGAACAACAAAAAAGTGATTTAGGAGAATACATTGCTAGTATTAGAGGAGCTAACCCAACAGCTTTTAACATTCCTGAAAGATTTAGATTAGCAGAAGGTGGAGAACCAAGACAAGAATATGGTTTAGGAAGTATAGTTAAAAAAATTACAGGCACTGTAAAGAAGGTTGCAAAGTCACCAATAGGTAAAGCTGCACTAGCAGTTGGATTAGGTGCGTATGGTCTAGGGGCAGGGCCTTTTGCGACAGGTAGCACTATGTTTGGTGGTAAATTAGCTGGATTAGCAGGGTCTGGATTCTTAAAAGATTTAGGTATAGGGGCAGCTATTGATGCAATACCAGGCGGCGGTGCAACAGCAAGTATTGTAGGGGCATCGTTATTAGGTGGATTACTAACTAGTAAACAACCAGAACAAGATATAAATGCACTATCTCAACGAATCTCTGATCAAACAGGTATTGATGTATCTAAGATTAGAGGAGAAGTACAACAAGCGTACCAGAACAAAGACACAAGTTCACTAGCACAGAAATATCCATTCTTGGTAAATCAAGAATACTCTGCATCATTTGCTACAGGTGGTAGAATAGGTTTTGAAAATGGTGGGTCATACGAAGATTTTGAAGAGTTTATGAAAAAAAGAGGTCAAGGCATGAAAGAGTTTAACAGAAATAAAATATTAGAAGAGTTTCAAAAATATATGAAGAGCAAGGACCCTACTGTAGAAGCAGCTATTGGTGGTAAAATTGAGGATAAAAAAGAAAAAGAAGGTATTATGATGGCAGGTTATGGCTACAACGAAGCAATGTCAGACACTTTTGATATGTATAATGACATGAAGAAAAATGGTCTTATACCTCCGACTATGACTTTTGATGAATTCTTACAAGAAGTTGTACCAGAAATGGGTATGAAAAAAGATATGAGTAGAACCATGGCTGCAGAGGGTGGTATGATGAATCTAGGCGGTAATGAAATGGATCTTAGAGGTGGTGGATTTGTGCCTATAGGTGCGAAAGAGAAGGCAGACGATGTGCCAGCAAGATTATCTAAAAACGAGTTTGTATTTACAGCTGATGCGGTTAGAGCAGCAGGTGGAGGAAGTGTTGATAGAGGAGCAGATTTAATGTATAAAACAATGAAACAACTGGAGAACAAGGTAGTCTAATGGCAATAACAGAATCACGAGTATTACCACCACAATTTATAGAAGATTTAGCAACCGATTTTGGTAAACAACTTACGGCACAGACAGCTGTCCCTATGGATACGTCC